CTTGAAGGGATTCGTCCATGTGCTAGGATCTAACCAAGCCATTTATAAATTCTAACCATTTTTTAATGACGGGAACCTTGAACATCATTCTCGACATCGACAACACCTTTGTCGAATATACGCACGGCAAGGATGGAAACTGGCAGAAGCTCAGTCCTGAGGAAAAGGCCAAGTATGTCTTTGTGGGCAACTCTGAGGCTGGCGAGGGCTTTATTCTGCGTCCTTACTTTGTCGAGTTCTTTACGGAACTGTCCAAGATGGCGAAGACGGTCAGTCTCTGGACCTGGTCGGACTGTCCCTATGCCGAGTCCGTTAAGGAGATGATTGAGGAGCGGACACCGTGCCGTATCTCGAATGTGTGGTGCGACGAACATGCTGAGGCGGCGGGAGACATCGGTGGACAGGGGAAGGATCTGAACTACATCTGGTACCAGCAGAACAAGTTCCAGCCCTGTGATACGATCCTGATCGATGACCTGCACTCAAACATTCACAACGGGGCAAACTACCAAAATGGTATTCAACTTAAGAAGTTTGCCTTGTGGAATCGTGTGACGAAGAAGCAGCCGTTTGGTCCCTATACAGATATGTCGGAGGACGAGACGCTGTTAGAGGTGCTTGCGGTTCTGCGTGATTTGGATGTGAAGCGTAACTTATGTCCGGATGGCGAGGAGGAGACCGCTCATCCGTTTGAAGATGCTATGGTTGTTGGTGGTCGTCGGCCCAAGACCTATCGTCGGAAGCGGGCTAAGCCATCTAAGACCGCGCGGCGCCGATCTTCGAAAGCACGTACGTCCGGAGGAGGCCGATCGTGAACACCACGATGGCGAACGACATCACCAGGTTCACGAACGCAGCCAGGAGGTCACCGACCTTGAGGGTCACGCCACCCACCGTCAGCGTGAAGGACGTGACACCCTTGCCCGCCGCCGTCGCGGGCGCCAGGAGGGGCGTGATGATGTCCGCAGACAGCGCCTCGAAAAACTTGCCAACCACGCCACCCAGGTAGAACGCCGCCGTCAGGATGATGATGTCGCGAGTGTCCAGCATTTTTATTAAGGTGTTTATACTTTATTTTGGGACTAGACTATCTGCGAGGGTATTTTGTAGAGGTTGATTAGATCGTTCCTGTTGTATGTACAACGGTTAGGTAGGTTGGGATCACCAGTCTCTGCGCATACCAATCCATTCGGACAGTCCGTCTCACTTTGGCATGCATTGCCCATGGACTGTGTTTTCAAAAACTCAGATCCTGGGTGATCAGTGATGTAGGCCTTGAATTTTTCATCTATAGTTGAGCTTGCCGTTAACTTCGAAAGAGCCGTCACGGGAGCCGCCGGGGGCGGAGGCGTTGCAGGCGCTGCAGGCGTCGCGGGTGTGTCGGGGACAGCAGGAGTGTCTACCGGTTCTGCCGATGATGCAGATCCATCTGCCTCCGAGGGTGCTGGATCGTCAGGTGAAGATGCCGGAGGTCCCTCGGGTCCAGGAGGTCCTGGCGGTCCCGGTGGTCCAGGCGGTCCTGCGGGTCCTGCAGGTCCTCTCGGTCCAGGAGGACCCCGATTGGACGTTGTAAGGTGCTCCCTCGTTGTGTAGAGGTAGGACACCAGAAGGATAAGACATAACAGGATAAATATCGAAAGCCCGTATCTCATTATGTAAATAAAAGATTTAGTTGAAGAAGACAATGGATACCCGCTTCTGGGGACCAAGTGGATGGCAACTCTTCCACTTGATCGCTTTTAAGTCGCCTCATCCCGATGATACCCTGAATCTCATGAAGGATGTTCTGCCTTGCAAGTTCTGTCGCGCCTCGACAACTGAGTTCGTTCACAAGCATCCCCTTCGTGGAAACCCTGGTAAGTGGCTATACGAGATTCACAACATGGTGAACCATAAACTGCGGTCCCAGTGCAAGGACGATCCTGCCGTGGTCAACCCTGGTCCTGACCCGTCCTTTGCTGAAGTCAAGGCCAAGTACGAAAAGATGAAGAGACCCACAGCCGTCCCAGGCGCTGACTTCTTGCTGTCGGTAGCTGCGAACTACCCTGAGAAACCCGAGCCTGAACAGATGGCGGTCCAGCGTCAGTTCATTCATACTCTCGGTGAATCCTATCCCTTCGAGGATCTTCGCAAGATCGTCAAGTCTCATGGAACACCTGATCTGGAGTCTCGTGAAGTCTATATGAAGTGGATGTACAGCTTAGTTGAGGCTCTAGCTAAGAAGGTTCACACACCGGTTCCTTCGTATCGGGGATATGCACAACGAATTGCGTATTATCGGAGCGGTTGCTCCAAGAAGACGTATCGTGGAAAAACGTGTCGTAAGAGTGCAGGTGGTCGGACCAAGGATCGTGATCATCGGGCGACATATCGTGTGAGCCATGAGTATTTACTTTGATTTAGTTTTCACTGCCTCGGCGAGACGGGCATGCTTGGCTGAATACACCTCAGCCTTCTTGTCCCTCGCGGACTTCTTCGTTTCCTTTCGTGTTTTCGGCGTCTCTCTATCCATTCTGATGATAACTCCTTATCATTTGGATGTGAGGATTTCGTTTTTAGTAATAGTTGCCACCCTTGCGCGACTTGCGCGACTTGCGTCCACGGCGGGTGCGACGGCGACCACCCTTAAAGTCCGCGCCGGCAAGAGGGTCCGTCGGGCTCGCCGCGCCCGTGCCCGCAAACGCCAGGTCGGAGCCCGCGCCGAACGAGTTGAAGGGCTGGACATCCGCGCCACCCTTGTACGTCTTCTTCGCCAGCTTGAGCACCTCAGAGAACTTCTTGCCCTTGTGCGCCTTCATCGTGTGCTTCACGTGAGACAGCCACTTGTTTGCCATTTTGTTTAGTGGACAAGACATTAATTACTCTCAGGTCGGGCACGAAGACCCTGGGGTTTTTCAACGAACCCAGGGGCGACCCGACTGGTCTCGAAGAGAATCCACTGGCACCCATAGGCAAACGCAGTGTCCGGATTGACGTTCGAGGAATCAAAGACAGGATCCGGGGCGACGATACTGATATTATTGCGATTGAAGGCGACCAGTTCCGGCTGGTCCCGAGGGTGAATGGCCTGTCCGTAGGTGAGATGGCGCAGGTGAGACTCAGACCACGAGATATTGAGCATCTCACCCAGCTCTGTACCCTGTATACCTCCGGACACCAGGATGAGCTTGTTAGCCAGGTAGTCCATCGGAATGGAGTGAACGTTCTCCTTGAGATCCAGGAGGTACTTGCGATTGGTGGTCTTGAGGATCTCCGCGGCCTTGTTGAGGGTCACGCTGTTGGTGACATGGGGAACGATGGACAGAATGAAGGGATCCTGGTTAGGAAAGGCCTGGTTCAGAGCCACACAGACCTCATCGAAGGTCCAGTACTCGTAGGCATAGTCAAAGCTCGGATCCATACGAGCCTTCGCCACAATCGGCTTGGCGTTCTCGTCGGCATAGAGGTGGACTTCCAGAAGACGACGACCGCTCGCTACGGTCTCGGCCGGATCGGCGTTGGTCGTTCCCGAGCAGTAGTAATCACAAAGGCGCAGACGAGGACCGTTCATCACTTCGTCCTCAGGATGCTGGGTATCCCGCCAGATTGAGTATCCAAGTACGCCGATCAGTCCAGCAGCAAGCAGGGCTTCCATTACTCCTTGGGCATAGTAAAAAGCAGATTGCGAAACCCGTTGACTATGTCGTCAGGAATCTGCGCCTCCATCGGAACTCCCAAGAGACAGGCGTAGTGGAAGTACAGACAGTACATTCCACACTCCGAATCCTTGAACTGGTGACGAGTTGAGTTGTAGGTCGTCTTCATCGGCTTTGTGTGGATCTTCGAGGCATCCCACTGTTCCTTCCACCGCTTCATGAGGGTCTGGATCTCCTTCTCGGGTGTGTGGGCATACGAATCAAAGTACGTGACCCGAGGAAACTCCAGCTCGGGACGGATATCGCAGAACAGGGCGACCCAGTGCTCACCCGGTCCATCGTGAGGATCCGTGTTGAACACGATCCCAATCCGATGGTGTCCCTTGTTGTAGAGCTCGGTCAGCTTGATACTGCAGAGCGTCGAGACAATACACTTCTGCGTCTCAGACTTCAGATCAAAGTCGATGGGTACACAACCAATAAAACAATAGTCGGCAAAGATATCCTCGTAGTTCTTCTCGACCGCTGCGATATCATCACTGGACAGCCACTCGTAACGATTGACAACCCACTCCTTCGGAGCCCGAGGACGACGAAGAAGCGAGGAGATAATACACTCCGAGGTTCCCGTATTGCACTTCTCATGAAGACGACCCTGAAGCTGTTGCCACTGTTGTTCCGTGGTTCCCTTCGGAATGGGTGGTTCCGACTTGTGTTCCTTGTTGTAGACCTCTCGAAGTCGGTCGACCTCCTCCTCGTCGAGCCAGGACATCCTTGTTCAAAACGGATAGTTTATTGCGAAGATCTTGACAGTCAGTACGATATGGATTCTCTGAAGTCTCTCCTCACACGCTACGTGGATGTCGGCAAGCGCCTCAATGACGCTAATCAGCATATTAGCGAGCTCCGTGATCATCGGCGTACGATGGAGCTCGATCTGGCAGCCCTCTATGCCAGTTCTCCTGAACAGCTGCCCGAGGTAATCGAGCTGAAGAGTTCGGAGATGATGTTTAAGGTCAAGAAGCCCAATGAGTGGAAGAAGGGGTGGTCACTCTCCAAGAAGGAGCTGAAGACCTACCTCACAGAGATCGTTCCAGGCAAGGGCGATGAGATTATGAAGGAGATTGAACGGAGACATGAGCCAAAGTTGGTGGAGACGGATTACGGATTTGAGTTGAAGGTGAAGCCAAAGGACTGAGATTGTCCTCGATCTGATCAAGTGCCTGTTGAAGTTCCCGAATATATCGCTTGGCTAGTACCAGGTTCTCTTGAGCAAGAAATCCACCCTGGATTCGCTTCATATTCGACACGAACGAACCATTCGTAACCAAAACACGCGAAGCCAGGGCAAACAGAGGCTTCACCATCAACGTGATATGAATATCACCAACACAATATTTTTAAATGCCATCGTCTTGGCGGTTGACGAAATAGTCACGCATCTGGTCGGCGACCTTGCGATCTGTCACCTCGAAGACTCCGAACCAGTTGGTCCGAACAATCTTTCTGATATCGGGGATGTCCTTGACGATCAGGTGGCGGTCAACGTACTTGCGATTGGCGGTCGTTCCGTGGAAGAGGTGGTAGATCTTGCCGGGGACACAGGCGATACGGGGCTTGGGGTTCTTCTTGTACTCCTCGAAGGTCTTGAGAAAGGCCGTCTTGAGAAAGTTCGGCTTGAAGTCCACACCCAGCCAGGCCGCGCTCGACATCGTATCCCCACTTCCTGTCAGACCGTACTCGTAGAACCCATACTTGCGGAACCATGAACGACGGAAGGCCCAGGCGAACCCGGGGTGGTAGGTCGAGTCGTAGGTCTTGGTCCTGTCCATCAGCACAGCCGACTTCCGCTCTTGCAGAGCCTTAGTGTAGGTGATATCCATCCACACCGCCGAGGTAAAGGGCTGGACAATGTCGTTGTTGTTCAGTGCCTCAGACACCCTGGAATACCACCCCACATCTCCAAAGATCAGATCGGCATCCAGAAACAGAAGCTTCGAATACCACCAGGACACCTTCGGTTCCAGAAGACGACAGAGCTGTTCCTTGTGGAACATGACAGTCTTCGATCGAACATGGAAGGCATCCTTGATCTCGGGATCAGCACTACCGTACACAAGCTCCATCGTGTAGTACGGGATTCTCGCACACTTCAGCTTCTCCACCGTGTATAAGTAATTCATCAGCATACGCTTCGACTTCGCCGGGTTAAAGAAGACAAAGCAGATAGCCATGTCCTTGCGAAAGGGTGTTTGGTAACGTATATCTGTGACGTTCGGTACATCGGAGGTTGGTGGTGCCGGCGGGACTACCGCCGTGAATATCGTCATTACTACAAAACGGATAAACGATTCGGCAGATCGTAAAACCTCACGTATGGACCTCTATTGCCCTTACAATCCCCGAAACCGAACCTTCAAGGAGTCTGATATCCATCAGATCCTTCATCGTTATGGTCTTCCTCATTACCGTGTCTCCAACCCCAAGATCTTCCAAACCGCCATGGTGCACACGACCTATGTCCGACGCCTTGAGTACACCACACCTGATGGACGCCCTGCCGCCCTGGCTCCCTGTCCTTCCGGGGTGATGCCCTTGCAGGACGCCTCCTACGAGTGCCTTGAGTTCGAGGGTGATTCGGTCTTGGGTGTCTGTATCGCCACCTACTTGCGAAAGAAGTACCCCGAGAAGAAGCAGGGATTCTTGACCGATGCCCGTAAGGAACTCGTGAACAACGATCGGATTGGCCATCTATGCCAGAAGGTGGGTCTGGACAACTTCTATGTCATCTCTCGTCACAACGAGGAGTCCGCCGCCATCAATGGTCGCAAGAACATCCAAAAGCTCGGAGATGTCTTTGAGGCCTTCATCGGTGCCCTGTGGACAGACTGTGGCAACCGCTTCCACCTGGTCTATGTGTTTGTGACGACTGTGATGGAGACTCACCTTGACATCGAAGAGATCGTGAACACCGTCACCAACTACAAGGATGTCTTTCAAAAGTACTGCCAACGTGAATGGAAGGTCACACCGACCTACGAGATGAGACGCAATGATCCTCAGAAGAATGAGATCGTCGTTGCGGTTCATATGAATAACAAGGTCTATGGTGTGGGGACAGGATCGACACGCAAGAAGGCTGAACAGATGGCCGCCAAACAAGCGCTTACTTCCGTCGGCGTTGGGTTATCAAACGAGACGGCTTCCGACACCTGAACCTCTTGAGAGTCCGACCCTTCAATTGTAAGACAGAATGAACACAGATCGCAATCGCACCCTTCTCCTTGGGAACCCCCGAACGTGCTTGTATGGTCTTTTTCACTGACTTAATACACTTGCAGAAGCGCCTCGTCTGGCTTTCCTTCATTGTGTCAAAGGCAGAAGAATATATCCTCGCAAAGAATAAACATACATGGGTGGCGGTCTGCTTCAACTCGTCGCCTACGGTGCTCAGGATGCCTATATCAGTGGAAACCCCCACATCACCTTCTGGAAGGTGCTGTACAAGCGGCATACCAATTTTGCCATGGAGGCGTTCCGTGTCAACTTTACGGGTAAGCCGTCGTGGGGGCAGCGTCTCGTTGCCGTGGTGAACCGCAACGCCGACCTGATGTACAAGACCTACCTTGAGGTCGTTCTGCCCGACACGTCGGCGAACGCGGTGCCGTCGGGTGCGGTGGCCTGGACGGGTGACGCCAACCGCCGTCTTGGCTATGCCCTCCTCAAGAAGATTGAGGTGGAGATCGGTGGTCAGATCATCGACACGCACTACGGCGAGTGGCTCTTCCTGTGGGAGAACCTGACCTCGTGCTACGACAACTCCGTCAAGCTGGACAGCATGGTGGGAGGCAACATCGGTGGCTCGATCACCACGCAGAACTCCTGCGGTGGTCGCCCGGCGGTTCTCTACATCCCGCTCCAGTTCTGGTTCTGCCGCAACCCTGGTCTTGCGCTGCCTCTCATCGCTCTCCAGTACCACGAGGTTCGCCTGAACTTCTACCTGGCGAATGCGACGGACCTGGTCTCTGGATCTGGTTCTTACCCCTCGTACAACGTCGCGGCTGCCGCTGCGAACCTGCCGAACATCCAGGACATGTCGCTGTACATTGACTACATCTACCTGGACGTCGAGGAGCGCCGCCGGTTTGCCCAGCAGTCGCACGAGTACCTGATCGACCAGCTCCAGTACGGCATGCCCCAGACGATCACGAGCGCGAACACCCGCATTGACCTGACGCTGAACCACCCCGTCAAGGAGCTGGTGTGGATATTCCAGGATGTGCGCAAGACAGACTGTTCCTCTGATCTCACGAAGGCGGTGGGATACACGCAGCCCTTCAGCTACGACGACATTGCGGATCGTTGCCGTATCCAGATCAACGGCCAGGACCGGTTCTCTGAGCGCTACGGCGACTACTTCTGGAAGGTCCAGCCCTACCAGCACCACTCGGGCGGTGCCTTCTGGCCCTCTCGCCAGAAGATCGCGAGCCAGCTGGCTCCTTCTACGGGCACGTTCAACCCGGCTGCGACTCCCAACACGACGATCACGGGTTTCATTGTGAACGGCAACGTCCTCGTTGTCACGGCTGTGTCGGGTGCCCCGGTGTCTGATAACATGCTTATCACGGGTACGAATGTTCCTGCCGGTGTCACGATCGTCGCGAACGGAACCGCTGCCACGATCAACGGATCTACTTATGCTGCGGGTACGGGTGGTAATGGAACCTACCTCATCAGCACCCAGATTGCTAACATCGGTTCGGCTGGGTCTACTGCCACCTTCTACGGCGTTCTTCCGGATATCACGTTCCCTACGGCGTTCAACCCGATCAACGTGTACTCCTTTGCCCTGCAGCCGGAGGAGCACCAGCCGTCCGGAACGTGTAACTTCTCGCGCATCGACACCACGACCCTGGTGTTCGACAGCATCACGACGGGTGGCGCGGCTCGCCCCTCGAAGTCGACGCCCTTCATGTTCCGCATATATGCCGTGAACTACAACATCTTCCGCGTGATGTCCGGCATGGGTGGTCTGGCGTACTCCAACTAAATCTCAAAAGATCTTGGTATTCGGGGAACACTCACCAATCCCCTTCGTCTGTTGCATCATAATTGGTGCGGGTTCTCCAGGACCCGGGCACTTTACGTGATCGTGTCCTAGGATATGACCCATCTCATGAGATACCACATACTGCCGATAGTCTTCCAAGGATAACTTGCTCTTGGGTCCACCCCGTGTCCACAAGACCGAATTCACTCGCAGATGTTTACCCTTGAACTCTGCACAGTTGAGGTTGGCCTCACAACCAACCTTGCGCAGTCCTGCAGGAGACGACATGTGAACAACCACGTCAGTCTGACCTTTCTCCTTCAACACAAACTCATATCCCTTGCCAGACCAGCCTTCTGGATCGGCAAGGTATATCTGGATCTGCTCGGTGAACTCACGTAAGGGATAGTTCACGTCCGGATCAACGACAACACAAAAGGTGATCGTCTTCATTGAAAATGGATACGATTTTTTCCCCACTCCAAAGCATCCGGACAATGCCCCGTTGCGATTTCTGTAAGAAGAAGACGCATCTCGAGTTCAAGTGTTCTTGCAGTGAAAAAGTATTCTGTGTCTCGTGTCGATCGACCGAGGTACACAAATGCAGTACGAAGTTTGATACAGTTCAGTTAGTGAAGGTAGAAGCGAAGAAGGTTGATAAGATTTAGTAACCGATCTCAGCACTCAGGTCGATCGTGTGTTGAGGTCTCCTCCCATTCGGAGGAGGCTTGAGATGCTTCATGAAGGTCTCCATAATTTTTGTCTTTCGGGTGATGCCCATCCCGTCGTAGTCCATCACAGACCCGACGATCCCGCCCCGCCAGATGATCTCAATCTCGATGTAGGTGGAGACCTTTGCGGGCTCATCAAAGCGGAACAACCAGATCGGCTTGTTCCGGATCTGGTACCACTGACCACGCAGGTCGCCCAGCTCAAGCGTCGTGTTCGTTACTGCCTCGTCGAAGTTCATTCTTGCCACGACATCCACCATCCTGCCAAAATCAAATCCATTTTCTAAGTAATGCCGTTGTTCTTCGAAGCGCTCTTTGTGGGCCTGTTCCTCCTTCCGATCTACTACCTCGTTGAAAAAATTGGACTGAGCAAGCCGATCACGATCTTCCTTGCTGGTGCGCTGTTCCATCTGACAGCTGAGTTTTCTGGACTCAATAAGGCATATCTGTTGTCTCATCAATCTTGAACTTGACCACATAGTACAAATCCTCTAACGTCTCATAGTATCCCACGCGCTCTCCACACAGGAAGCCAATGAAACGGTCAGTCTTTTCCTTTTCATCGGCTCCTCCCTCGATCGTTCGAGAGAAGAACTCCATTGCGTCTGCGACTGTGAGTTGGTTCGCATCTGATCTCAGTGAGATCCTAGTGTATAGCTTGCGGAACTTCTTGTGTCCCTCATCATCGTAGGGCAGACAGTACTCCACTGCTGCATGGAGTCTCTCAAAGGTGAACGGCTTATTGCGAATGACATCAACGCGGGTCTCCATCTTGACGTCTTCT